AAAAATGAATGAAGAATTGCCAGTAGCACCACCAAGTATGTTAGAAGAGTGTGATGCAAAAGAAGAGTGTGTTGTAAAATCAGTATACACAAGAACAAGAATGGAACAACTTAGAGAGTATAGTATTAACATTAGATTTTTATCTGTAGGATGTATTGTTTCTGTAGGATGTAAAGAAATTCCTTTTACAACAGTTAAAGAAGGAATGAAAGCTTTAAATGATTATATTGTTGATCCTGAAAAATCATCAAATTTCTGGTCAGAAAAGTTTAAAGCAGAAGAAGAATTATAAACCAATAGATTAAATAATGAATAACAAGAAATTTGTAGGGTTCTTTATAATAGGAACAAAAACAGAAGAAGATGCTAAAGCAGGTAAAGGATTGATTCTTTGGATGCAAGATAAACCATCATGGTTAAAAATATTTTATAACAAGTTCTTTCTAGGTATTAGATGGGTAAATAAAGAAGATTATACACCACCAGTAGTACATGTACCTGCAGAAGATGCAACTACTAAAGTTGTAATGCCAAAACAAAGAACTTATAAAAAGAAACCAGATGGAGCAAACCAAGAGAGAAGAAATACAAAGTCTAGCTCTACAAGCAACAGAGAACAATCATAGATGTGGTTTAGGAGTATCTATGGGAGTTGGTAAAACTCTCATAGGACTCTTACATATGGAAAGAGAATATAATTTAGGTGCCAGAGACTTTCTAGTTGTGGCACCTAAACTTTCTATATTTACTACGTGGAAAGAAGAAGCTATAAAGTTTAAACTTGAATACATACTTGATTGTATTACTTTTACTACATATAGATCTATTGCTAAACAAACTGCTGCATATGATTGTGTATATCTAGATGAGTGTCATAACTTATTACCTACACATGATTATTATCTTGCTTTTTATCCTGGTAAAATACTAGGTCTTTCTGGTACACCTCCAAGACATAGTAAATCAGAGAAAGGTAAAATGGTAGATACATATTGTCCTATTGTATATAATTACATTACAGATGATGCTGTAGAAGATGATATTCTTAATGATTATAGAATCATAGTACATTTACTTCCTCTATCCACAGCCAGAACTCACAAGGTTAAAACTAAGAAAGGTTTCTTTATGTCATCTGAAAGAGATAACTATAACTACTGGACAAAACAACTTGAAGGTTTTGGATTCAAAAAAGAAAGAACACGTATTATGCGTATGAAAGCTTTGATGGAGTATGAAACTAAAGAGAGATATGCTAAACACTTGCTTAATCATGTAGATGATAAATGCATAGTATTTTGTAATACTACTGAACAAGCTGAAAGAGTATGTTCAAATACTTATCATAGTAAGAATAAAGATAGTGAAGAAAACCTTGAAAAGTTTAAACGTGGAGACTTTAACTGTCTATCAGCAGTTGTTCAACTTAATGAGGGTGTAAATATTCCAAATTTAAAGTATGGAATTATACTGCATGCATATAGTAATGAAAGAAAAGCTGCACAACGTATTGGTAGATTGTTGAGACTTAATCCTGATCAAACAGCATACATACACATTCTTGCTTATAAAGATAGCGTAGATACTGACTGGGTAATCAGTGCATTAAGTGATTTAGATCAAACTAAAATTAAATATAGAGATGCAGAATATAAGCGTTAGATTTGCCAAACATGGTGGTGAATTAAAACCACTAACAGTTCAAGATGGTGCAAAGTATTTTGAGTTTAGAAAAGAATTAGCTGAAGGAGAAGAAATTGAGTTATTTATTACAAAGATTGAAAATGAAAATGATGCAACTGCAGGTCAGATAGCAAAAATACATGCTATGATCAGAGATCTTGCTAGAGAAACAGGTAATACATTTGATGAAATGAAAGTCACTGTAAAAGAAAAAGCAGGACTAATAAATCCTGCTTCTAAAGAGTGTGTGAGTTTTGCTAAATGTAATAAGAAAGAACTTTCTGATGCTATACAAACATGTATAGAAATAGGAAACTTTATTGGTTATTACTTTTGATCCTCTTCTGTTTCTTCTTCTGGAGTAAACATTGCTTCAAGTTCCTTTTTAGTAACTTCTTCAATGTTTCCAGTTTCATTTGCTTGTTTTTCAAACTCAGCACATAGTACTAAAATTGTTTCAAGATTGCCTATCCATGGTTCATCAACTTTTTCATCTCTGATTTTTTCATAAGCTTTTTCCATTTCTTCTTTTGACTTACCATCAATTAAGAAAGCAGCAACTGCTTTACATCTTAGATAAAAACCTGTACTGATATTAACAGACAATACAGCATCTCTTTTTACAATTTTAAGTTTTTGTTCTGGGGTAACTTTTTTCTTTGCCATAATAAATTAAATTTTTAAACAACAAATGTAAACAAAAATGTCTAATACACAAAAACTTAGCACAGAAGAATATGCAAAAAAATTATATGACATGCTTAAACCATCTGGTTGGCATGATATATTAAAAGGTTTTCTCTTATCAGAAGACTTTGTGACAATAATTGCAACACTAGAAAAATGTGTAGCAGATGGTGAGAGATTTACACCTCCACTTAAACAAGTGTTTAATGCATTTATGGAATGTCCTTATGATACTACTAAAGTTATCATACTAGGACAAGATCCTTACCCTCAAATTCACGTTTCTGATGGTCTTGCATTCTCTTGTGGTAATACAAAAAAAGCAGAAGCATCACTGCATTATATCCATAGAGCTGTAAATGATACAGTTTATGAAGGTAAAAAAGATGCATCAAAGTTTGATCCAGATTTGAGACGCTGGGCAAATCAAGGTGTTTTGTTGCTTAATACAGCATTAACAACTGAGATAAACAAGATTGGTAAACATCTTAATATATGGGAACCATTTATTGCTTACTTAGTTGATATGTTAAATACCTCACATAATGACTATGTATGGGTATTTATGGGTAGAAAAGCACAAAAGTATGAAGAATTAGTTGACAATGTATTGAACAATACTGTATTACTTGAATGTTCACATCCTGCATCAGCAGCGTATGCAAAACAATCAAATTGGGATTGTAACAATGTATTTAATACTACTAATCAACACCTAATACAACAGAAAAAAACTCCAATTATTTGGTAATTTTATTTGTTTAAATCTCAAAAGTTTAGTATTTTTGTAATCTAAATCAATGAAATTTATGAGTGCAGTTAGCACAGATTTATGGAAACATTACTCTGACGTAATGAATGAAGGACTTATCTATATTCATAATAGAGCAACAGGTCATTCTAAATCATTAAAGACTCAATGGAAGCAATTCAATAACATTGGACTTAATGGTGTAGAATGGAATTCTTTGTATGTAATAGGTGCAAGACCTGGTGTTGGTAAAACTCTGATAGCAAGCTCTTTAACAAGAGAACTACAGACTCTAAATCCAGACCAAGATTTTGCAGTGTTACATTTTCAGTTTGAGATGCTTGGTAGAAACATGGCACTACGTGAGCTATCATCTGCAAACAATATGAATATTAGATATTTACAGTCTGCAAAGGATGATGGAATGCCTCCATTATCTAAAACAGATTTTGACAAGTTGAAAGCGTATGCATCCGCAAACAAAACAAGACAAGAGTTTATTATTGACAAAGCTCTTACTGTTAATGAGATGCAATCAGCATTGATTCAGTTTTACAAAAAGATTGGGAAACCATTTGTTGTAACTCTAGATCACACTCTTTTAGTTAAACAAAGTGGTAGTGAGAAAAGCAAACAAGAAACTTTAAATAATCTTGCTGTTATGTTAGCAGAGATGAAAAATAAGTTACCTGTTATGTTTATCATATTAACACAGTTAAATAGAGAGATTGATGATGCTGAAAGACAAAAGCCAGGTCAGGCAGGAAATTATCCTACTGAAAAAGATGTTTTTGGAAGTGATGCATTATTACAATGCGCTGATGTTATGATTGCTTATAACAGACCTGCAAAGTATAATATATCAGACTATGGACCACATCACTATATGATAACTCCTAGTGATAAGTATCTATTGGCAATGCATGTATTGAAAAACAGATATGGTGAAGTAGGTATTCAATGGTATAGAGCAAATTATGCTAAAATGCTTGTTGAAGAAACTATAGAACCTAGCTGTAGAATTATTAAAAAAGTAATATAATTAAATTAGTTAAGATGGCAGAACTATTAAGACAAAGAAAGCACATTAATGTGATTACAGCTGAGTTTAAACCTTACTGGGAACAATTATTTGTAGACAATGGAATTGAAAATCCATTATTTTATGCAAAGATGTGTTACCAAGGTAGTGAATTTGAAGTTGTAGATGGTAGAAAGTCTGAATGTATTAGATTTTATCCAAGTGAAATTTCAAAGAATCAGGATGTATTTGTTGAATTATTTGATTGGTATGACAATCCTTATGAGGAAAGTTATAGAAATCTATATAGATTAAAAAACAAACCTGATTGGAGAACAACACCTAATTTTTGTGTTGAAGTGACAAAAAAAAGAGATGGATCTTTACTACCAACTCCTACTTATGCAGTAAGATTGATAGAATTAGAACTAATAAGCAGAAACAAAATTGAAACTGCTTATCCAGAAATGACAAAAACATCAACTAGTGTTGAACAAACATCTCAAGCTACTCTTGATTTAGAGTTTAAAGAAGTTGATTTAGGTGCTTTTGAAGAAGAGTTACCTTTTACAGAAAAAGAAGATAATCACTATGCATCAATGACAATTAGAGACATCTATTGTATTGTGAACAAAGTGCCCTTATCAAATAAAAAATGGTTAAATACTTTAATTGACGAAGGTAAAAAATGGCAGAAGTAAAAAAAGCAACAGAGACAGTTGCAGCACCAGGTATTATATTACCAACTAGTGCAGTAGCAGCAGTTACAAAAAGTCCTAAGAATCTATTAATATTTAGTAAACCTAAAGTAGGTAAGACAACATTGATGTCTCAACTACCTGATAGTTTACTTATAGATTTAGAAGAAGGTTCTGATTATGTATCAGCTGTAAAAATTAAGATTACAACTATTCAAGAATTATTTAATCTTGAACAAGCAATCTTAGCTGCAGGTAAGCCATATAAGTATATTGCTATTGACACAGTATCAGCTTTAGAAGAATTATGTATTCCTTATGCAGAGTTCTTATATTCTAAGTCACCTATGGGTGCAAACTGGTTCACAGTAGGTAAACCTAAACATGGAAGCATCCTTAACATGGCAAATGGTGCAGGTTATCCATGGTTAAGACAAGCATTTGAAGATGTAATTAAAAGATTCAAAGTGTTAGCACCACGTCTAATCTTACTAGGTCACGTAAAAGACACTATGTTAGAAAAGAATGGTAGTACATTTGAAGCTTTAGATTTAAATCTAACAGGTAAGTTAAAAATCTTTACTACATCTAAAGCAGATGCTATTGGATATCTAGTAAGAAAAGGAAATAAAAATATCTTAAGTTTCAAGACTCAAGATGATATCCTTTGTGGTGCAAGACCAGAACATCTAAGAAATAAAGAGATTGTTATCTCTGAAATTGCAGAAGATGGAACAGTAACAACCCATTGGGATCAAGTATTTATAGATTAATTAATATATTAAAAATTAAAAAGATGAGTTTTAGTTTAAACAATTTTACAGCAGCAGAAAGTACATTTGTACAAAAGGGTTTACAACCAGGTACACACCAGTGTACAGTAATAGATTTGAAACTTGAGAAACCACCCTATGATCCAAATCAATACAACCTAGTGTTTTCATTGATGGGTCCTGAATTAGGAGGTGACTTTGAAGGTTTTCAAATAAACAGACTAGATCCTTCTAAAGGTAACTTTAAAGGTCAGATTGGTAATGTAAAAGCTAACCAGTATGGTTTTAAAGACTGGGAGTACAAAGGTAAAAAGATTGGTAGAGATGAATCTATTCAAAACTTTTTAGGAACTTTCTTGAAGCAAGTAAACTTACTAGACCAATTTCAAGGTCAAAATGTAAGTGCTGACACAATTGAAGATTTAGTAGCAGAAATTAGAGCATTCCTTATCAAAGGAGATTATAAATTTTATTTTACTCTTGGTGCTCAAAGATATTATAAAGAAGGATCTGAATATGCAAATTATGCTTTATATTTGCCAAAGAGATTAGAGGGTAAATTTGCTTATGCTAATACAGCAGAAGATCCAAAATTAGCACAGTTTGATGAAGCTATTCATGTATATGATAAGAAAGCTACAGCAACAGAAACTGCAACAATGGTAGAAGGATTTGCTCCTGCTAATGATGTATTTAGTGCATCACCAATGTCAGCACCTCCAGTTTTTGAAGAAAACATAAATGACTTGCAGTTACCATAATTAGAATGTTTTATTTTTTAAGATGAGGGTAGATGTAATGTCTACCCTTTTCATTTTAATTAAAATATACTATTATGTTTACCTTAAACAACTTTATATGTGACATCAAAGATGTACCAAGTGATTGGATATTTGAATATTATTTAGAATTACCAGAACACCTTACAGGTCAAAGAGTTAGAATCAACAGTGTATTTAATCCTGCTGATAAAACTCCATCAATGTACATATACTATTATCAAGAAGGAAATCAATATAGATTTAAATGTTTTTCTACAGGTAATGGAGGTACTGCAGTTGATCTAATGAAGTACTTGTGGAAATCTGATTATGGTTATACTATAAATACCATACTTAGAGATTACAATGACTTCTTAAAATCTGGTAAACCTACTGTAAAGAAAGATTTCAATAATGTACATTGGATTGTTTCTGATTATACAATAAAAGAATGGAATACAAATGATGCAAAGTTTTGGCTGCAGTTTAATATAGGTAGTGAATTGTTAAATAGATATAATGTTATTCCTATTGCCAGTTACACCATGTGTAAAAAGATAAATGATTTTTTTACAGATGAGATGTTTACTGTTACAAAAGAACATACTTATGGTTATTTTAATAATAAACATGAACTATTTAAACTTTACCAACCTATGAAAATTGATAAGAAGTTTCTTAAACTAGGTGATTGTATTCAAGGACTTGAGCAATTAGAGGGTAAGAGATTTCTAGTTATTACTTCTTCACTTAAAGATTGTATGGCAATTAAGAGTATACCTGGACTTGATGTAGATGTTGTAGCACCAGATAGTGAGAATTCAAAGCTATCAGATAAACAGATTAATAAATTTAAGACAGAGTATGAAGCTGTTGTTACTTATATGGACAGTGACAAAGCAGGAATAGATAGTATGCAATATTATTTAAATAGATTTAATATACCATTTTGCTATATACCATTAGAAAAAGATTTCAGTGATATGGTTAAGTATCATGGTGTTAAGAAAGCTGTTTATGAATTTATTCCAGTTTTAGATAAAGCAATTGCAAAATTTTATATTTTAAATAAAAATAATTAATATATTTGTGTTCAAATTTATATATTATGAGCAATTGGATATTACCTTCATGTAAGCACAAAGTAATTACAAAGGTTGAAGATTTACCAAATTATGAAAATCTGATTGGTTTTGTTTATAAAATCACTCATATAAAAACTGGTAAGTTTTATATTGGCAAAAAGGTCTTACAGTTTACTAAGAAGACAATAGTTACTCAAAAAGAGAAACTAGAAACTGGTACTAGAAAGAAAACCAAAAGAGTTTCAAGAGAATCAAATTGGTTAAGTTATTATGGTAGTTGTAAAGAACTTACTGCAGAAATTAAATCAACTGATAAATCAATGTATAAAAGAGAGATTTTAGAATTATGTTGTTCTAAGAAATACCTAAACTATTGTGAGTTAGCACATCAAATTAAAGCTGATGTGTTAATCAGCAATAGCTACAATGGTAATATATTAGGAAGATATTTTCTAAGAGACATGCAAAATTGTAAATAATGAGAATATTTAAAATGCCAACGCAAGCAGAAATGCTGCAAAAACAAGAAGAATTTTTTGATAAAAACTTTATGATGTCTTATTCAGGTTTGAATAAGTTATTATTTAGTCCAAAATTATTCTACATGCACTATATATTAGGGCAAAGAGATGATGTATCTGACAAAAACATGATTGAAGGTAAGCTAATTCATTGCTTATTCTTGAATCCAGAAGACTTTGAAAAAGAGTTTGTACTTATGGCTACTAATGTGCCAAGTGACAATCCTAAAAAAGTATTAGAAAGATTGTATGCACACTATACAGAGCTTAAAGCTATGGGTGATCCTAGATTTATGCTTGAACATTTTGAGCATGCAATACTTGATATTTTGTATGATATGAATTTGTATCAGTCACTAAAGACTGATCAACAACGTATTGATAAAATGATCACTGATGATCATAAAAGCTATTGGGAATACATGCAAAAATGTGAAGGTAAAACTAACATTGATCAAGGTATGTATGACAATGCTTTAGCTGTTGTAGATGTTATCAAAGCATCTGATTATGTTATGAAAGTAATGGGTTACACCAAAGAACACATAACTGATAATATAGAAATGAAGAATGAGATAGAGCTTGCTGCTTTTCCTGAAGGTTTACCTTTTGGACTAAGAGGTTTTGTTGATAATCTAGTATTTGATCACACTAACAAAGTGATTAGAGTAAATGATTTGAAGAAAACTAGTAAAGATATCAACTCATTTGAAGATTCTATTGGGTATTACAGATACTGGATCCAAGCATCTATTTATTATGTACTAGTTAAGAATGTTTATTTGAGTCAAGCACAATATGCTGATTACAAATTTGAATTTAGATTCATTGTAATTGATCCATATATGCAAGTAGCTCCTATAAAGATTTCTGATACTACATTAGAAATATGGTTAAAGGATACTTATGCTAAACTTGAAGAAGCTGCATACCATTTTGCAATGAGAAACTTTGATTTACCTTATCAGTTTTTAGTAAACAATGAACTTGAGATATGATGAATGATATTTATCGCAAATATTTTCAAAAATCTTTTACATTTCTGTATCCATTGCTAGAGATTGTAAAGAAGAAGTATAAACCTTCCCAGACTTATATAGAATGGGAAAGTGTTTATACAAAAGAAAATAGAAAACTCATTTGTATATACAAACGTGAAGATTCTTCAGAGTGGTGTGAATTTGAGAGGGAAGAACTAATAAATCATCCTATGTTAGATTATTGCCTACCTGTTGATGACAATAAAGTAGTGTATGTTTTTGATTTTAATATCTACAAAGATGACTATGATAGTTTCTTAAAAGGTAGATATTCAAAATTCTCTACACTAGCTAAAAAACTTCTAACATCTCACTATGGTATTCATACACCAGAATGGGTATATGTAGAATCTTATGTATTTCCTGAAGTATACTTTGATAAGTATGCAGAGATACTAGATGTGAATGTTGAAGTATTAAAAAGTATTGGTGAGCTTTGTGATATATATGATTGTGAAAAAGAATATTGCACAATAAAGCACCCAGAAATAAATTTAACTTAAAACCAAAATTATGCAACAAAGCATGCTTGTTTACTCTACTGATTGGTATGGTAAAAAAACTTTTAGAATGTTACCTACAGAGGTAAAATGTCCTTTTAATGAAGTTATTTATGATCCAGGAACAAAAGTTCTTGCTATCATAAGTAAAGAACACAAGGATAAACCACAAATGTTTCCTAAGCTTGATGACAAAGGAGAATTAATCCAAAAAAAAGGTGCCACTGGAGCAGATGGTAAGGCATTACATGTAGAAGAAAGACAAATGATGGATACTTATTATGAATACTATATTGATAATACAGAAGACATCAAAGAATTTGTTAATTATTTTGCAAATAATCATAAACATAGTGCACTTAGCATACTAGACATGTAATGAGAGATAAAAGATTCTGGGTAATGGATTATGAAACTATTACTAATTGCTTTGTTGCAGTATTTACAGCTTATGGTTCTAGTGAAACTAAAACTTTTGTTGTAAATAGAGATAGAAATGATATGAAAATATTCATAGACTTTCTTAAAGACTGTAAAGAACATAGTGATTGGCATTTAGGTTATAACAATCTTGCATTTGATGCTCAAATTACTGAATTTGTATTGCAATATCAGAAAGATTTCCTTGAGTTAGACTCAGATGAAATTACTGCTACAATTGCACAATATGCAGCTGAAGTAATCAGAAAATCTAATGCAGGAGAATGGTTAGACTATCCAGAATTTAAGCTGTCTATCAAGTGTATTGATGTATTTAAACTCAATCACTGGGATAACATGGCAAAAAGAAGTTCATTAAAGTGGATTCAGTATTCTATGGATTGGTATAATGTAGAGGAAATGCCTCATCATCATACTAAACCTGTGATGGATGATAAAACACTTGATGATATAGTTAAGTATTGTATCAATGATGTACTGTCTACTAAACAAATATTTTTATACAAAGATGCTAAAGGTGATAGACCTATGGCAGCTCAAATCAACTTGAGAGCAGAGTTAAGTAAAACATATGATGTTGCACTATATTCTGCAAGTGAGCCACGTATTAGTAAAGAAATCTTTTTGCATTTCTTATCTGAAAAGCTAGGTAAGACTAAGAAAGAA